GGGGCTTGAAGGGCACTTCTAATTTAGAAGTGTTGACAATTAAGTCAACTTCGGTCGGCTAGCGCTATTAAAAGGCGCTAGCCCACCCCAGATGATACTGCAAGTTGTCTGGTTTCAACCAGTCAACGGTATGTTCATCGACACCCAGGGTCAGACCCCGGAACAGACGATTCCTATCGTCTTGTGGCTCGCTTTGCGCGAGCGGGCGAGCAATAATGGTACGGGCCTCCCAACACTGAAGATCAGGATTGAACCTGATTTTCCTGTTGTGGGACACGTTCCAACGCAGTGCTAGATCAGCACCGTGACTATTGTTCGGCCAGCCACGAGCCCAGAAGCTACCACCGGATAAACCGGCAGCAATGCCGAATCCAACAAAGGATTCGACATTTGCTTCTAGGTAATCGGCGAGGCTAGCAAGCCCAAGCGATCGAGCCCTGTTGGCGAGATCGATTGTAGCATAGGCTTCCGACATACTGGTGAGGGTAGGACACTGTAAGCGAGCGATATCAAGTCGCTCCCCACGGTAAGCATCCACACCACAGGATTCTCTATAGAATCCATCTGCAAATGTCTTTGCGTAGTTAGGTTTAAAACCTAACCACTCAAAGCACTCACAAACGAACTTGCACGACTCGCGTCGGACAAGTACGTCATCACCAAAAACAAATACCTCCGATAGATTACTACGAAGAAACTTCGTAGCAGACCCACCAGTTAGATATCTGTATGTCACACCTCTTTGTACGTAAGTAGCCGCAGCGGCTACACACCAGAATACAAGGGACTCGACTGGGAAACACATAGCACTCCCCATAGGGGCGAACATGTGCAACTTTACGAGCTCCTGATTATGTATCCTGACGTACATTGCTCTTGAAGCAGCGAGGAACTGGACGTTACTCTTATTAAGGAGATAACGCACAAGTCCCCAGCTGACAAGATCGCTAGCATCCTTTAGATCGATAGTCGCAAACTCCCTAGTCCGTGAGGACTCGAGAGCTAGGCTACCGTTCTGCTCCTGATTGTCGAATTTAATCGACGAGCAAGGCTCCCCGTTGATAAGACGGTTAGCTTTAAGGATAGCAGAGGACTCTATTGCCTTATTTAACGAGCGTAGTTGACCTTGCTGAATCCACATCAACCCAACGGGCTGAGTGCAGATAATGCGAGGTCCGCGCTTGTCTTTTGGGACAATAGCCAGCTTACACACACTATGTGTATAGCGGGCCGAGCGGTGGTCAAACCACTCAGGAGTAGGAACATTCCAATCAGACACAGGATAATACTTGTCACAAAGACGAGTACTAGCTGAGTCTAACTTGGACCACTTATCATAGGGATCTCGCTTAGCATCAGATACAGCACCTGGACCATGCGACGGCCGGATATTCCGGAAATCAGCACGATCAAAGACTATACCCGCTAAGAGACGAGCCATGTTAAGTACACGTCCCATGTCAGTTTGGTCTAAGGCTTTCGCTTTATACCAAGCAACTGACATAGCAGAGCAAGTAGCATTTCTACTACGAAAGCCCTGAATCGACGTGAGTTCCTGTTCTTTAGTGACTTCATGTGACTTACTTTTATACGTGAACAGACATATCTGGCGCAGGACTCGCAGGAGCAACGCTGAGCGTGACTCAAGGAACCTAAGCACCAGAGCAACTAGCTCTGTCGGCACCTGGATTGAAGTCGAAAAATTCGACGATCCAGGAATTCCGCTGATAACAACCACAGCGTAGCCCCCGAGGGGACTGCTTTTATAGTAGGTATCATAACAGAGCGGCTCGCCATCGAGCCCAATTAAGTAAACAACATAGTCGATTGGACCACATTGTTCAATTAAAACTAATATGTCCCTCCAGCATTGCTCATAAAGAGCAACCCTAGAGATATCTAGTTGGGGTATAAAACCCAAAATGCTAGATACGTCAGATTGCAGGCGATCATATATTGTCTGTATATTCATACAACACCTCTATATAGAGCGATCACCCAACATTACATTGATACCAGAAGATAAAATCTTCTGATGCCATTCAGGAACTACAAGCCAGGGGTTAACCCGACTTAAGTTTCGAATAGAGGTCGC